CTCTACAGGATCCGTAGCTGCCACAGTCATTTGACCCAAACTCTGATCAATAATTAAAGGGGTAGAATCATCAATTCCGAGTAGGTTTTTTAATTCCTTATTTCTAAGGAGCCTTGCTCGGTATGATAGTGCAGGTATATTGTTAGATGGACCTCTAGGTAAACCTAGACCGTCTAACAATGGATCCGCACCAACATTTCCACCCATTTTACCAACTGCCTTCCATATTTTATAATATGGAGAAAGCTTCCACTTACAATAACAATGAAATTTCTTTTCAATGTTATGTATTGTAGCGGGTTGGTTATACCAAGTAAGTTTTTTATTATCTTGAAAAGCTCCACAAATTGGTCCTAACGGATAAATTGGGAGTTTCATTCCTTGATAGTAAAAGATTTCAGTATAAATAGCGTAATTGTGAGATAAAAAATCTTTATCCTTCGATACGACACTACCCAGCGATTCAATTTGCTTTGTGTGTCGTAAAGATTGGGATAAAGATATTCTCATAATTGCGTCATCACCCGTAGTGCGTATAAGATTATAATTAACTGGAACTATCCTTGACAGGGTAGTTTTAGGTAAAACTTTCTTATAAGCAGACGTGAGATGAATATTATCAAACGTATCAACTGTTGTGATTATCTTTCTAGTTATTACTATTTTCTTACTATGAGAACTTGTCTCAAAAGAAAATAGTGATACTAATGGCAAAATTGGCCATGATGAAGATATACCCATAGGTTGACCTCGTTTGGTAACTTGTCCAATTCTCGAATGAATATTCGACCAATTGGCTTCTACAGTAAGCTCTTTACTGTAGACAAAATCTTTATCTTTTAACAAGTCACCATATAAGTTAACAAAAAATTTATCCTTAAGGAAAAATTCTAATGGCTTACTATAATGACCAATTGAAAAAGATTGAATCTTATCCCTATATTCAAAAAGATCTCGCTCTGTAAATATTGTGTATTTATTACAAACAACATTTACAGCATCGTCCCACCATTGAACTCCTGGATTTATGCATCTATAGAATGACCTAGTCATTTCTATAGCATGCATATCAGTAGCAATAGTGAGATCTTGAGATCTCCATAAACCATAGGAATCAGAAAAAAGACTTTCCTCGGTAATACCTTCTAAAGAATGTACTATTCGAGGATCCGATCTTAAATAACCATCAGCTACCTGACGTAATACTTTACTAAGTATTACAACAGGTGAAATGGTCATGGTCGGAATTCTTGTCTTATAACCACGAAATTTAACTGCTATACAGCATAAAGGGGGATGAGAAGATGTTAATTTACAATCTTCATCACACTTCAGACAATGCTGGATAGCTGGTTCAAGTATCGTTAAACAAGCATATATTAAATAATTTGTTCTACGGAACTGTTCAATATCTACAGATCCAAGAGAAATTCTTTTAATTCTTAATAATT